CGAGACGCTTCAAGACGCGTATAACCAGGCTAAAATTGAATACGAGCAATCGTTAAGGGAGGTAGAAAATATTTCTAAGAATAAGGCTAATTATACGCCAGACCAATGGAATACCGCTGTATCAAAACTTAACAATTCCAAAAAAGCGTTTGAAGGCTTGGGTGGTATCACGGTTGAAAAGAAAAAAACGGCCAAAGTAACCACTCCAAAAACGAATACAAAAGACGATAGGCTTAACGCAGAGAAGGAACAGCAGCGATATAAAGAACTTCTCAAGGAGCAGGCCGAGGAAAGGAAGCGGGCCGAAAAAGACATGGAGCTGGAGACGCGCGAGGCCAAGAACAAAGCGATGCGGGAGGGCACTGAAAAGACCCTTGAACAGCTAAGAATAGATCGCGACCGCGAACTCGAAGAAATCGAGCGGGACTGGGAAGACATCAAGCAGCAAAAAATCAAAAACGCCAAAGCTGCGTTTGAGGCGGACCCAAAAAACAAGAAGTCATTGTTTAAGTATGATGAGAACGATGCGAAGTTTGCTTACACAGACAAAGAGAAAGAAAACAAGCAGGCACGTATAGACGCGGTGAACGCTGAGTTTGCAAAGGGTGTAAAAGAGCAGACAGACAAGAGCAAGCAGGCGATGATAGATTACCTGAAAGAATATGGGTCAATCTATGAGCAGAAGTATGCAATTGCAAAAGAATATGATCAGAAGATTGCTGCCGCAGAAGACGAGTACACGAAACGCTCGCTTGAACGCCAAAAGCAGTCTGATATTGCCACGCTTCAAGCGAATGTATTAGGCGCGAATATTGATTGGACTGAAACTTTTGGCGGTTTTGGCCAAGTGTTCAAAGCGCAGGTTGAAGAAGCGTTGTCGAATGTAACGCAATACATGCAAAGCGAGCAATACAGGTCTCTCTCCGCCACCGATAAATCGCAATTTGAAACCTTGCGGCAAACCCTTCTGGAAAAGAAAGGGGTTGATAATTCAGTGTTTGATTTTTCGGTCTACAATAGAATAGGTGTGCTTGCCAAAGCTTATCAAGATTCTTGTGCGAGGCTGAACGCTGCTAATCTCGCCCATTTGAAGGCGATTGCGCAATTAGAGCAAGCGGAAAAGGATTTGACTCTTGCGACAACAGAAGAAGAGAAAGCGAAAGCACAAGCGAGGATAGCGGAGGCAAAAGAGGATGTGGAATCGACATCAAAAGAAGTGTCTGATGCCACAATCCAAAGAAATAACTCCAAGACCGACCTTAAGACAGCGACTGATGATGCTCAACAGGCCCTAACGAATTTTGGCAACGCTATCAATCAAATCAACAATGGCACGTTAAAGGGCTTCGCAGATGGCGTTATAAACGTTATTGGTGCGTTGACGGGCAATGATGGGCTGACCAATGGTTTGGCGAGTTTGGGCGAAGTCGGTGGAATGATTGGTGCCGCGTTCTCTATCCTTGACGCAATGGGCGATGACCCCGCGTCCTTTATTTCGGATTTGATCGACAGCGTGTTCTCAACGCTGTGCAAGTTGGTGGAGCAGTTCAATGACCCCTCTGTCATACTAGACATGGTTAAGCAACTGGTCAATGCGGTCGCAGGTTTGATAACGTCTTCGCTGTCAAGTTTGCCGTTCATTGGTGATATGTTTGGCGGCGAGAGCGACAAGACGTTGGAGAAAGATATTGAACGGCTCACCGCAAGCAACGAGGCGCTGCAATGGTCAATAGAGCGTCTTTCCGATGTCATGGAGACCGCGGCTACCGCTGAGGTGTCGAGCATCTATGGGCGCCAAAAAGAGAATCTTGACGAGTACGAACGGAATATCAGAGAGATGATGTCTCGTAGTGCAGCCGCATACAAAAGCGGTTTTGGTGGCAAGCACAGTTCTGCGTCCAAGGTTGATGAGGGGCTTACGGACGCAGACTGGGAGGCGGTATCATCGGCCGCAGGAAAGACGGTTAGAAGTGCTGGGGATTTTTTCAGCCTTTCTGCCGCAGAAATGGCCGAAGTCGCCAACAATGCAACAGGCATATATGCAAAGATTAAAGAGTTGGCCGATGATGGCCACAAGGACGCTGCGCAGTTTATGGATGATTACATTGAAATTGCGAAGCAGATAGAAGAACTTGAAAGCACCTACAAGGAGACGCTGACGCAAGTGTCGTTTGATTCGATTGTAGACCAATTCAAGAGTGCGCTGTCGGACATGGAGAGCAGTGCCGAAGACTTTGCCGACGACTTTGAAGAGATGATGATTGGTGCAGTTGTTAATAGCCTAGTTTCCAACAAGTATCAAGCGTTACTTGAGAAATGGTATAACACGTTCTCAAATTATATGGGAGATGGTTCTTTGTCGTCCTCAGAGCAAGCTTCACTCAAGACAGAATGGGACAACATTGTGAATGATGCACTCGCAGAAAGAAATGCACTGAAAAGTGCGATGGGTTGGCAAAGTTCCTATTCCCAAGAGGCATCGTCAAAGGCGTGGACGGGCATGTCGCAGGATACCGCAGAAGAACTCAACGGCCGATTTACAGCACTGCAGATAGCAGGCGAGAACATCAGCGCACAGATTAATGTGGTGGTCGCACAGTTGGCTGCAATCACGTCTTTCCGCTCCGCAGATAGCACAGCAGTCCTCGAGATACGCAACATGATGGTCATGACCAACAGCTATTTAGAGGACGTTGTGAAGTACGCCAAGAAGTCTTACAATGACTTCTCGGACAAATTAGACGATATTGTTAAGAACACGAAATAGTTACGGCTATGCCAAAGGGAGAATTGTACATCAATGGATATGACGCATTTGAGGCGTGGGGGCTTAGCATGGATAACACCTCCTTGTCTGCATTAATGGCGCCACCGCCCATCAAGAGTTTGATTGAGAATAGTTCACGCCTTAATCATGGCAAAGTGATGCTGACGGAAAACGTGCGATATGACTCGAGGGAATTGACACTGCAGGTGCATATTATCGCGAGCAGCGAAGACGAGTTCTTTGAACGTTACGCAAGTTTCTGTGAGCAGTTGGCCAAGGGCGCCATGACGATCGTCACGAAGTATCAGCCGACAACAGTGTATAACGTGATTTATCAGTCATGCACCCAGTTTAGCCAGTATATGCGTGGCATAGCAAAATTTTCGCTGAAACTTGTTGAACCCGACCCGACAAATAGAAGTGAGTGATGTTTACGATATATGACATAGATGGCAACGAATTGTACACCTTTGACAATATCCCAAGCGGGTCGAAGGTGTATCGCCAGTTAATGACGCATGATTATATTAGACTAACGTTCTCAACAGCCGAGCCAGTGTATTTCACGCTCGGGTGTTACTGCGACACAGACTTCGGTAGATACGAGCTGGGCGACCTTTATTCGCCGACCTACAATATCTCAACTGGAGGATTTGATTACGACATGCAGCTTGATAGCTACTTCTGGAAGTGGAAAAATAAGATTCTAAAATATCTTCCCGAGTATAGCAACACTGAGTCGAGTTTCTCGCTGACGTCAAATATCGCCACACACGCCAATATCATAGTTCGCAATCTGGAGGCTTTGGGCTATAAGTATTACGGGAATGATGCGGCGTTTGTTTACAGCATCGATAGCACCGTTGACCAAGAGGCCCACAAGCTGGTAACGTATTCTGCGATGAATATCATAGACGCACTGAACTTGATAGCAGAGACGTTTGACTGCGAGTGGTGGGTTACAGAAAACATCATCCACTTCGGCAAATGTCAAGCGAGCGAAAGCAGTCAGGAGGTGGAGTTTGAGATAGGCGTGAATGTTGAGTCGATGTCAGGCAGCGCAAGCGACACGACATACGCAAACCGCATTCTCGTGTTTGGGTCAACGAAAAACCTGCCGACATCGTATCGCAAAAATGATAACGAGGACATCATTCAGCATGGGGTCGTAGTACGGAGGTTGATGATGCCCCAGGTTGAATCTGATACGGAAACGGAGCAGGGTTTTGTGTTAACGACACAGGGCTATTTGCAGGCGCCGGATATAACCAACGAAGAAAAAGCGATTGAGGCGGTAATCGTCACAGAGGACATCTATCCTCGCACGAAGTGTGTTGTCGCGAGTGTATCGACGTACACTGATACTGTTGAGAACGAAGATGGGACATATTCAACCGCAACGTTTTATCGCATAACCGATAGTAGCGGTTTCGCATTTAGCACCAATCTCATTTTGGAGGGCGAGACGTTACGAATTCGCTTCCAGTCGGGCAAACTGAATGGGATGGAGTTCGACTGTGAATATAACGACAGTGAAAAGTATTACGAAATTGTCGCCAATGAAGATTACGGTCGTTCTCTCCCTGACGAAACGCTATGCCCAGCCACGGGTGACGAGTTCCACTTGTTGAACTGGGACTCGACGCAAATGGAAAGCACAGGGATAATTGCCGCGGCTGAGGAAGAGTTGTTGGCGTATGGGGAAGAACAGTTGGCATCGATGTTTGTAGACCCGAACACGTACGATTGCGAAATGATGTCGGATTATGCGTATAACGATGGCGCGGTGTACAACCAGTTCGAGTTGGGTGACAGGGTTAAACTCATTAATCCTGCATATTTCTCGGATGGGAGAAGTTCTCGAATCATAGGGTTCGAGATGTATCTTGACAAGCCCTACGATACGCCGAAGTACACGGTTGGAGAGAAGCAGGCATACTCAAGAATAGGGAATATAGAAAATACGCTTGAGGAGATTTCCGTCCTTGGCAAAACATATTATGGGACTGGCAGTTCGGGTTTCTCGGTGTATGTTATAGGCACGAAAGACATAACGCCACCCAGTGATACGAATGTGTTTTCAGCAAAGCGGAGTCAAAAGATGTTCTTGCGACGCAATGCGGCTGATACTGCCGAGGGGGAAATCACGTTCCAAAATGGAGCGGTGGTTTATAAGCAGGCAAACATCGGAGACTTCGTTACGGGCTGGACCGGAAAAGGGGCGCAAATCAACGAAGCGGGGCACGCCGAGTTCGATAGCGTCACTATCCGTGAGTGGTTGGAGGTGCCGGAGTTGAGGTTCAACCGCATCGATGTGGTAAGCGGGGAATTGTGGAACTCGATAGCGTTCGGACTCATCGAAGATGTCGACACCGATAAGCAAGTTGTCACCCTCAAACTCGAAGAGGGCGAATATAGCGGGCTCAAGGTTAAAGACATCTGCCGTGGTATCTTCCACAACCTTACGGGCAATGAAACCGCCTACGAGGGCACTGATGACTGCGGCTTTCTCAAACTCGCAGGGTTCACCACAGTCTACTTCACAGTCGAGGAAATACTGGCCGATACTAAGCCAGTCGCAAACATCGAGGGCGTTGAAGTCGATTTGGAAGTCTATAACTTTGCAGGCACGACAACGAATAGCAGCAACTTCTCGCTCTATCTCGCAAGCAGTTCGCCAACGCATACAGCAACCATTCTTGGACAAGGAACAAGCGGCAATTATGTGTGGGCGGCAAACATCGGGGCAAAAACCGAAATCACGGGCGTTGCTTATCAATACAACATCGTGGGCAAACGCGATAAGGCGACCGCTAAAACGTTGGTCAGCGTTGATGTGTTCCCACCGACTGTTACCAAACTTGGCACGACCGCTTTTGCCCGATGCTACAGCCTTACGCGGTGCTTAATTCCCGCCTCTGTCACCACAATCGCAGACCGCGTTTTCCAAGGCGACTCGGCCTGCACCGAGTGGGGTGACGCATCGAGCGTGACGAGCATTGGCGCTTTTGCGTTCGAGCAAACGAAACTCACCGACCTTAGCATGTTTGGCGCGATTACGTCAATCGGGGAGGCCGCGTTCTACTATAACCAAAATGTAGGCAACACGATGACAAGCGCATCAATGCCGAGCGTTAAAGAGATTGGTGCACAAGCGTTCAAGTACAACAAAGGGCTTACCGAGGTGTACATTGGTGGAAGTTGCACGAAGATATACGCTAACGCATTCAATGGCTGTACCGCCTTGGAGTCAGTCACTATTAACCGCTCTACACCGCCAACGCTTGCCAACACCAACGCGTTCTCGGGCTGTTCCGCCCTCACTGCTATCTATGTGCCAAGCGCATCAGTCAGCAAGTACCAAAGCGCGAGCAACTGGAGCACTTACGCAGACATCATTCAAGCGATTGATGAAACTGCAACGGAAACAACCACCGAAACCACAACCGACAGCAGCGACACCACCGACACAACGACATCGGGCTCGGTCTACGGCAAACGTTTCCGCTACTCACTGCGCAGTGGCTCTTCGCACCCATGCGTGGCGATGAAGTTCGCGGTCTACGGCAACTCGGTAGACACAACGCGCCAAGCAAGCGCGTACTCCAACCGCTATTACAAGCGATATTTGAGCGGGGTGAACACCTACGAAATAGACCCCGACACAAACATCGTGATGCAGCAGGGTCTACTTGACGGACTATCCATTAGCGGTGTGGAGATGACGGGCTACGGCTCATACCTTTCCAACGTGTACATGGCGGGCAGTTCTATCCAGTTCGACAAGGACACAATCGAGAAGATGAACATCAAGCCGTATGTCGTGCAACTCACGCAGTATTCGGGTTCAGTTATCCTTGCGAACGATGGCACGCTCTACTCGCCTACCAACAAAGATGTGAACGTCACGAGCACCGACAGCGAAACAAGCGGCACGGAAAACACGACCGCGACCGACACCACAAGCGCCACCAAAGAAGATGCAACGGCAATCTCGGAAGAAGATGCAACGGCAATCTCGGCAGGCGATGCCACCGACAGCACGAGCACGACCTACAACGTTATCACGACCGATGTAAGCCTAACCACATCAATCATCGCGTACAAAGGCACGGATAGGCTCACAGCAAGCACCGACAA